CACGGACATCGATGCCAGCAAGCCGTGGCATTTGCTCGACCATGCCGGGCTGCGCGGTGTCCTCGATGCCGATTTCCGCCTCGGCCGAGAACTCGAACTGGTAGTAGAGCCGGGCGGCATCCATGTCGACGCCCTGCCCGCCTTCGTACACCAGCCCGTCATATTCCGGGCCCGGCTGCCATAGCAACAACGCGCGCCATAGCTCGGCACGGATGTCGTGAATCTCCGTCACCGCCGCCTGGCCGCGCCGGTCGGCGCTGTTATCCAGCACGACGACGATGGCGATTCGATCGGTAATGGTCTGCCGGTAGCGGTTCTGGCTTTGCTGCTGGCCAGCCTGGTCGGCATTCGGGATGACGAAGGCCGCCGGCAGAGCGACTTTCGAGTTCGGCGGCAGGCCCGCAAACTCGGCAGCACCCGCCACCCGCCCGGCGAAGATGGGGCACGCTACGCGCAGCCGCGTAATCACATTGTCGAGGTTCATTTCGCGGCCTCAGGCTTGATGCCTTTTTCCATCGCTTTCTTCAGTTCACGTGAGAACCGCGCCAGATGCTTGCGGCCGGCCACGCTGGTGGCGCTGAGACGGCGCTCGATCTGGTCCCGGCCGGAGATGAGAAACTCGGGGTAGAACTCGCCCTTTTTGTACGAACCGCGGCTGGGCCCGATCCAGGCCTTCAGCCCGTCGCGCTTACTGACGCGCGCAAGGATGCTCTGCGCCAGATGGCCCGTACGGCGCGCCGGCAGCGCACCGGGCGCTGAGGCCCGGTACTGGCCGCCACCCGGGCGGTACCACAGCCGTCCGGCACCAGTGCTGCCTTCCAGCAGCGCGGTGGAGTCGCGTTGAATGTTGCCGGCCGTTTCGCGGACCAGTTTGCGGATGTACCGCGTGTCCAGCTTCCAGCCGAGGTAGCCCTTGGTCGCAACGCGAACCAATGGCGAGCGGTAAACGGTCATCGCTGCAACTCCTCGCAATCGAGCACCGTCCAGCGCCCACGCTCCTCCCAATCGCTTACGCGACGGATGCGGAAGACGCGACTGCCGTAGGTGACCTCATGGTCAGCTGTGAGCAAGGGGCGATGCCTGACGACGATGCGGTGGGTAATCTGGCTGCCAACCTGCTGCGACCCGATCCACGTCGCGCCGGAGACTGGCAGCAGCGCCGCCCATACGGTTACCGGCGCCAGGTGTTGCGCATCGAGGCCGGTGAAGGCGTCGGGCACGTCACTGCGCAGTGAGATAGATACCCGGTGCCGCAGCTGCCCCGCTCGGTAACCAGTTTGCGCAGCCATAGTCAGAACCTCTTCCGATACCAGAGCAGGCGCTCGAAGCCCAACGGAAGTGCGCTTGTAATGGTGCCGATGACCACGGCTTCACGGTTGGCATACCAGTGAGCAACCAGCAACAGCACGGCCTGCCAGACATCCGGGGTGAGTGCCATCTGGTCGGGCGTCGGCTCGACACCCGGCTCGGGCACCACCAAGGTGCGGTCACAGTGCTGCTCGACATGGGCCAACGCCGCTTCGACGTAGCCCTTGAGCAGCTCGTCCTCTTCGTCCGTATCGATGCGCGCCTGGAGCTTGAGCTTGTCGAGCAGTTCAGGCTGCGCGGCCCAGTCGATGATCATCAGGCTTCACCACCCGCTTCGGTGTTCACCGGATTGGCGGCGTCGTCGGTATCGCTATGCGAAGCGTCAGCCGGGGCGGCGTTACCCTCTTGTACTGCACCAGTTGCATCAGGCGGCGGGACCAGTTGGGGCTGCACGGGCCCGGAAGGTTCGGTTTCCTTCGGCGCGGCAGGTTTGGTTTCCGTCGGCGCGGCGGGCTTGTTGATGCGCTGCGCGGCGGGCCTGGATTTGGGCGGCGCTTCGTCAGCAACCTGCTGAGCCAGGCCTTTGCCGATTAGGGTGTGGGCATATTCGTCGTCGACGCCTTCGAGCACCTGCCCGGCTACCACCTTGGCCGATGCCGCACCCAGCAGGCGGGCGTTACCGATGAAGCCCCATTGCGCTTTGATCTTCATATCTGCTCCGGAAACAGAAAGGCCGGCTACGTGCCGGCCTCATATGGCGACGGGGAGGTTCAGGCGGTCGGGAACTGGCCCTTGACCAGCGCCTCGCGGCGGCGAACACCAAGGCCCAGACGCTCTTCCACGAGCAAGGCGCGCTCGTTCTTGATGAACTGATCGTTGATCAGGCCCATTTTGAACAGGAACGACATGCGGTCGAAGAGGATCGCGGCGCGCGCGAAGTTGGCCACCAGGAACTCGCCGCCAGTGGCGCCATCGCCCTCGTCCATGCTGTCGGAGGTGATGACCGGGCGACCCCAGAGCACCGGCGTAACCAGCCCCTGCAAGTTGGCGAACAGATAGCGGTTCTCGCCGTCCTTCTGCAGCTCGATGTTCATCCAATCGAGTTCGGTCATCACCAGGCCATCGGCCGACAGCTTGGACTGCTTGCGCACCTGGTAGATGCCGCGGCGCATGATGTCGATCGCGGTGTCGCCTGCCTTGGTCAGCGCGGCATCGTAGGTGGTGGCCTGGGTCATGAGGCCGTTGAGGTTCTCACCGGTACCGTCGCCCTTGAGGATCTGCGCCTCTTCCTCGAGCTTGAGGTCATAGCGCAGCAGCTCCTGGATGTAGCCGAACAGCTGCGGGACGTCGTCCAGTGCTTCGTCGGTCACCGGCATCCACACCGCGATCTTCTTGATGCGGTCGGTGACCGTCTCGAACGTCACGTTGCTGGTCGGCTTCAGCGCTCCCTCAGCTACGGTCGCGGCGCCACGGGTATGCAGCAGTTCCTTGAAGTAGCTGTAGCTCTGGCCGCTGACCGGGATCGCGGTGAGCAGGTCGCGAATGCGCAGCTCCTGCCGGAGACCGGGCTGGATGGTGGGATCGTAGTTCGGTACCACGAGGCCAGCGCTGGTGACCTTGGTTTCCTTCATGGTGGCCAGGTCGGACTTGGTCACCTCGATCTGCGCCAGACCGGTTTTCTGGCGATCCTTGTAGCTCTCGTCGCCCTTGACCATATCGATGAAGGATTTGCCTTCGCCCGGGTGGCCGCGCAGCTTGACGCCCTTCTGCTCGAGGTCCTGCACCTGGTCGATGACCTTCTGCAGTTCTCCCTTCTGTGTGTCGATCTGCTTTTTCAGGTCACCGGTGACCACGTTGCCTTTCTCGACCTCTGCGATGGCAGCGTCGTATTTCTTCTGCAGGCCCTCGAAGCCCTGCTTCAGTTGCTGCTCGAGGGATTCCTTCAGTTCTTTTACTTCGTTCATGGCGATACTCCGAAATGGTGGGTGAACAGGTTGGAAAGGTCTTTCAGCTCATCCACGATCGCCGTGGCCTCGCTGCCGCCGTCACGGCGGAGCGCGGGGTAGCCGAGCGAAGCGACTGCGGCCGCTTCCTTTTGCGAGAGCCCCATGCGTTCGCGCAGGGCGTTCTCGAATAGCCGGATGTCCGACTTGACGCTGAGCACCTGGGCTTCAGGGTTCATGCCGAAGGGCACGAACGACGCCTCCCAGAGTTCAGCGGATTTGATGACGCGGACATTGCGGCCGGCGCGCTGCTGGTAGTCCGCCTCCAGCGTGTTGAAGCCGATGGACATGCTGTCCAGCGAGCCGTCCTTCATCAGCTCGTAGGCGTCGCGCGCATAGCTAACCGCGAGATTCACGCGACCCTTGAGGTACAGACCGTGCTCGTCCTGGCTGAACTCGGACGTGCCAACCAGCCGGGTCAGGTCGTGATACAGGGCCAGCTTCAGGCGACCGTTGCGCGCAGTTTTCACTCGGGTGAAGGCACCCTGCAGGATGACGTCGTCGCCCAGGTCGACGTTGTCGAACACCGCGGCGTAACCCTCGAAGTTGCCGGCGTCGTCGGCTGCCTTCACCTCGAACGGGCAATCAAGTTTGGTCAGCATTGGTTTTTATCTCCCATCGGGTGACCTGGTTGTATTGCTCGCCCTCGAGCGGCGGCAGGTTTTCTTTGCGGCGCACTTCGTTGATGGTCATCCAGCCCGAGCCACCAGAGCCGCCCAGGGCGGCGGCGAACAGCGTGGCTCGGCCGGCGCTGTCGGCGCGCTGCAGACCTTCGAGCACGAACTCTACAAAGCGCCCGCTGCCACCGAAGAGCTTGTCGTTGAGCTCGTCCTCGACGGCGTCGGCATATGGCTTAAGGCCGAAGGTGACGTAGCCGATCAGCTGCTGCTCGAGGTTCGAGCCCATGATCGAGGTCTTGCCCGCGCGGTTGGCGAGCCAGAGCGGCACGCCGTAGATGCCCGCGAGCGCTTCCTCTTGGAACTGCTGCGATTCGATGAACTGGGCGTCTTTCTGGCTCAACCCCGCGGGAACGATCTTGGGGTTGCCTTGGAGGATGGCCATCTTCCCGATGTCATCAGCATCGCCTTCGCGGACGTCCGGGAACTTGGCCAGGATCTGCTTCTGCTGAGCATCTGTCAGGAACTGCTCGTAGATGACATAGCCGCCGGTAAAGCCGCCCTTGCGCATGAAGCGCGATGACCACTGCTGGCCCGCCTTGGCCAGGCCCATGGTTTCGGCCTGGTACTCGATGGGCGACATCCCGACGAGGCCATCCAGGCTGAATATCTTGAAGTGCAGCATGTTCTCCGGCGATACCGGAAAGCGCGCTCCGTCCTTGGGTTGCACCCAGTAGAGCAAGTCTTCATCGGTGTCGATGGTGACCGAGTCGATGCTCAGCGGGACTAGGCCGATAGGGTCACCGTTGCGGTTGCGCTCGATCAGGGCGAACGCATTGCCGCGCAGCGCCATGTTCACGACGACGAACTTGAGGAAGTTCAGCATCGTCATGAAAGGGTTCGGCTTGCGCAGCAGCTTCTGCGACCGGTCCGTCCCGGCGACCAGCCGACGCTCGCCATCCGCATCCTCGTACAGCTTGAGCGGCAGGCCGCTCAGCGACTCGGAAAGGATCTTCACGCACGACCAGACCATGCTGATCGACAGCGCAACCGTAGTGGTGACACGAACGCCGGCCTTGGTGCTCTTGCCGCCGACCTCCATATCCACTTCGACGAAGTCACCAGTGGCCGGGTCGGAATAACCAAACATCCGCCAGGTGCGCGGGTTGTACCAACGAAAGGTCATGGTCAGCCTATGAGTCCGAAGAAGCCGTTGTTGAGGTAGTCGTCCATGCCGCCCAGCGCGGGCGGGTTGGCAGCCATCAGCGATACCGCGTTGAAGAGGGCCATGAGCGGGTCAATCTTTGCCGTGCCGCTCGCCTGCTTGGTGATCAGGATGGAGTTCGCCCTGGGCTCGACCTTGGCGTTGCCGCAGCACCAGTCCATCAGCGGCTGAGCGGCGTGATGCAGCCCGCCTTCAGCGAGCTTGCGCTCGGTGGTCTTGATCGCGCCGCCCATGCGCCAACCCTGGCTGACGCCGACGACCTTTTCCGGATCGATGCCCATGCCGACCAGCGCTTCGAGAATGGCCCCGATGCCGGCCGGGTCGAGCCCGGCCTCGTGCAGCAGCCCGGCCTGGTCGATCTGGAATACGATCGAAGCGACCTCGGCGACGTCCTCACCGATGTGCTCGACCAGCACCAGGTCGCCGGACTTGGCGAAGTCGAGCAGCCGCGGCGCAATTTCCTTGCGCCGCTGCAGCACGGACGGGTGCGCCCATGCCCGACACCAGACGAGCCAGCGCCGCGACTCTCGTTCGCGGCCGACCACTGCCAGGCCAAGCAGGTCATCAAGCCCGCCGCCATCGATGCCGACGGTGACGACCTCGCAGCGCTCGAGGATGCTGTCGAGGGAGATACCCGGGCGCGCCATGGCCTCCCAGTATTCGGCGCCAGCCCAGTTGTCCGAGCGCAGGGCGAGGCCGATCTCGACGTTCAGGTGCTTGGCCAGGAACTGCTGGAAGCTGCCGTCGGTATTTTGCTGGTTGCGCCGTAACTGATCTTCCAGCCATTCCCGACTCACCGAACGCCCCAGGTTGGGGTTGGTGATGTGGAAATTCTCCGGCAGCAGGTAGGCCTTGCTGGCCAGCAGCTCGGGCGGAAACTCGTACAGAATGCCCAGCGAGCGTGGGTCGTGGATCTTGCCGTCACGCACACCACGGTGGTAGAGCAACTTTTCGCGGAACACGCCGGCGGGCGGCTCGTCGCTCTGGGTGGTCAGAAAGATCACCCAGCCCTCGGGGCGCGACACCTGCCCACCCAACGCCTCCATCAGCATGGCCGATGCGTTGGCCTTCTTGCCCAGCAACCACAGCTCGTCGACCAGGATGCGCCCGGCCTTCTTGCCGGACACGGTATCGGTATCCGCCGCGACAACCTTCAGACTCGCCTTCGTCACCCGATGGGTGATGGTCCGGACATGGTCCTGGACGTGGAACAGCGCGGCCAGCTCCGGGTCCGCCCGGATCATGCCGGCGGCGGGTTTGAAGCTGTTGTCCGCCACCTCTTTGGTTGGCGCCAGGATCAGGTGCTCTTCGTCCTCACGCCAGCAGAGGATGACGGCGGTGATCATGATGCCCGCGGCAACCGTCGACTTCGTGTTCTTCTTGCTGATCAGCATCATGTATTCGCGGATCAGCTGTTGCCCTGTCTCGGCATCGTAGGCACCGAAGACGGCGGCAACGAAGTCGAACACCCACTGGTCACTGCACTCGCCGAAGGTAGGCTTACCAGGCAAGTCGACTACGCGCAGTTCCTTGAAAATGCTTAGCGCCTGCTCGGCCTGAGCCGGGTAGATCGGCGCCGGGATGATGCTTTGCCCAGCCACGAGCCGATCTGCCCAGTCAGGGCACGCAGTCTGCCATTGCATTTCAGTTCACCAGTTTGAGTTGCCTCGACGGCGGCGCAGCTGGCGCGAAGCGGCCAGTCGCAACCGACTCGGCGGCATTAGCCTGCTGCTCTTTCTTACCGGACTCACCGCGCTTCTGGTGCTCGAAGGGGAGCAGCGCGACGGCTGCCTGGATACGTGTCTTCGGATCCAGGCGCCGATCGTTCATGGCGTGGCGAAGCAGGTCCTTCGGGTCCTCGAAGAACTCATCCCCGAGCTGTACGTCTGGAGGGAGCGCATCACGGCCAGCCGCTGGTTTCGCTTCCGACTCCAGGTGTTTGAGGCGAGCCAGGTGAGCAAGCACGTTCGGGTGCTTCTCCAACCGGGAACCGGCCTGCGATGCGGATCGGGCGGGGCAGCCGGCCGCCAATGCCGAGTCCCTGATGGATGCACCTGACATCCGGGCTTCGGCATACTTGCGCTGCTGTTCAGTTAACGCCATGCCTTAACCAAATCCGTTAAAGGGGATTAATTTCACGCGTGGGAGGGGGCGAGGTTTCCGCTACCGGCTCGCCCAATATTTTTGCCCGCCCCCGGTCAGCGCATGCCCTGCAGGTCGGACTCAGTCTTCCGTCGATGACAGCCGATCTCGCTTCCGTCCGGGCTGTCGACGCACAGGATCTGGCAGTTCGCCTCGACATCCTCACCGCCCATACCGAGCGGCACCTTGTGGTCAAGCTCGAAGCCACCAGGGAACAACACCCATCGCCCGCATTCTGCGCAGTGCGGGTTGGCCAGCCACATCTCCAGTCGCCTCGACTGCAGTCGTCGACCAGTAATTCGCCGATCAGCCACAACACGCGCCACCGGCCCGCTCGCCTTCGCCATCTTCAGGCCAGACCCACGCATCTTCAGGCGAGGCTTATTCACGGTGATCACTCTGACTACCGACACCGGAAGCGCCGCCAATCCCAGCCCTACGCTTCAACCACTGCTCATACAAGCTGCTGGCCATGTCCGCGCCCATCGTCGCGATCACGCAGCCGATGGGCACGGCCACCAGCATCTGGCTACCCATGCCCAGCAGCAGCAGGAACGTCGCCATGCCGAACACTGCCGAAGCACCGGCCCGCAATACGATCCGCTTGATCAACGCCCAGCCGCTCAGCCCAGCCTTATCGCCGCGCCACATTTCACCGCTCAGCGCAGCCAGGACGAAGCCCAGGATCACAGTCCAAAGCGGCGCATCCGCCAGCGTCTGATGGTTGTCGCTCATGCGGATCGCCTCGAATAAAAGGCCCGGCGAAACCGGGCAAAGCAGCACGCCGTGGTTCGTGCATACAGAAAAGACAAAGCCCCGCACAATGGCGGGGCTTTGAGAGGTGACCGGCAGGGGAACCGGCCTTTGCCTGACACAGCAAGTTAGGCTCGTTTCGGTCATCGCCTTGGCGCTGCTCTGACCTGTTATGCGCTTTGTACCCCCCGACTGCGGCGGCGTAAACCGTGATTTAACGCCATTCGGAGTTGTGCCGGCGTTTTACCGGATAGATGCCGACGATATGACAAACCGGCGCAGCAGCCATTTACGCCACGTAACGCCCACCGTGCACGCGCTGCATCCGGCGGCGGTATTCCAGCTCTGCCCTCACCCGCTCGTGCAGCTGCTGCACCCTGTCGTGATAGGTCCGCTCCGAACAGATCTTCACCCGCCGCATCTGCTGCCTAACGGTCGGGATCGGGTCCGGCAGGTAGCGCACCATGGCCAGCTTCACCAGCTGCGTCTCCAGGCAGAACGGCGGGCGCCCGGTGCGGCCTGCCAGCTTCCACGCCTTCGCCAGCTTGCGGTCCTGTGCCAGCCCGGCCTGCTTGAGCGTTCCGATGGCCGCATCCACCTCCTCGGCAGCGTGATCCACCGCACCCGCCAGCCCCATCGAGCCGCGACCAGAAGTGGGGATCATCCCGCCGTACTGCATCGCCACCGCCAGCGGCGACGAGCCAGCCGCGCCAGGCGAACCCAGCCCGCCACGGCACCGCTCTCCCCAGTGCTGCAACAACGCCTCGACTGCCTCAATCACGGCCCACCTCCCCTGCAGAACCAACCCGACACACAAACGCCCAACCCAACACAAACCCGACACACTCAAAACCCTTAAAAATCAATGCTTTCAAAGCATCTGTGTCGGGTGTGTTGGGTTTGTTGGGTTTTTCAGCCCTCGCATAAGAAAAAAACAGCGCCGCCTTTGAAACAGCCAAACGAATCGGCGCATGCACGCCTGCGCGCGCGTCAAGCCCAACACACCCCGCACACACGCCGCAAAGCCCCGCCGTTGCTTGCTCCGCGCTGTGTTGGGTCGCAAAACCAAACCCGACACAACCCAACACACCCGACACACAATCGCGCGCACTCATGCTGCCTTCCCCTTCACATGATCCCAGCCGTCAACGTCCCAGCCCGCCTCCCGCGCCTTCGCACGCCAATCCTTCACCAACTGGCCGAGCGCAGCGCTCGTCAGAGATGGGGGCAGGGAAGAGTTCGGATCGTCAGGAATGAAGAACGCACCAAAGCGCCGCGAATTGCCATCCGTCCACGGGATAGGCCGCGCCGTCTTCTCAACCTCGGAACTGATGAACAGACTGAACTTCGTCTGGCTCATCGCGTGTTCACGGTTGCGCTGGCACCACTCGAGGAACAGCGAATAGAGGTCGCTCGACAGGCAGCCACCCCACAGCCCGCGCCCCAGCTCCTGCGTACGCCACTGATGCAGAAAGGTCTGCCAGCCGGCCCGGCTCAACGCCACCAGGCGCTGCCGCGCATCGGTATGCGGCGGGCGCGTCCGCTCGTTGAAGTCGCCCAGGTCGACCGCCAGCAGCCACGCATACAGCGCCGCCACACCACCATTGGCCAGCTCGCGCCCGATCGCCTGCTGCCGCTCCGGCGGCAACGTCTCCTGTGGCCACATCACCAGCAGCCGCCGGTCGCTGTCGCTGATCGGCCACGGCAGAATCTCGTTCGAGA